TTAACAAAAAATCCTCGAATAAAAAATACTCCTTCACTTACTGAAAGTGCAGATCCAGTAGATGTAGAATTAGAAACAATACATCTTGCAAATTGTCCATTTTCTGCAATACTTGTATTTGCGTAGTTTATACTAGAAAGAGTTATAAGATTTTCACCATCTGCAAAAATATTTGTCTCTCCATCGGTTCCTGATTTTGTATATTTAACATACAAAGTATCAAATCCCTCAATTGACTCTGAAGATGTTAATCTATTAACCACAGTTGCTTCAACACCCGTTGTTTCACCCTTTATTTCTATTTTATTATCTGCTAAAACCTTTGTATAACTACTAACTGGAACATTTAAAAAATTTGGATCTATTTTTACTGCTGTATATTGTGGATCATATGTAATTCCTCCAGGAATAACCATAGCACCTTCTTTGAAAAAATGTTGCCCAAATTTTTCAACTTGATCTTGAAGAATCGTTTGTAGAGTTGTTAATTCCCTAGCTTGAATTGGAAATCCTGGTTTAAATAAAACTTTGTGATAGTTTTTACTATCAACAAAATCATCAAAATATGGGGAAACGTTTAAATTAGTATTTTGTGGCATCTTTTTAGAACTCTATTACGATTTTTACCTCTTCCTTTTGTGAAGGGGTTCTTGTTACTGGTGCTCGATTATCAACATAGATAATATCTCCAGAGTATTTTTTAACATCTGGATTTGCTTTTCCATTAACAAATGTTTGACCTAAACTTTGATTTTTTCCAGTTGATATGGTAACAGAATCACCATTAAAAGTCGTATCAACGGTTGCATTTTCTGGACTTCCTCCAGTAATTATAATATTTTGACCTACAAAATCAAGTTTTTTGTAAGAATACTGCGAAAGTGTTGAAAATCCAACTGGTTGATAATACCTTAACACTCCAGTGTCAGGTTCCCAAGAAGCAACATAACCTACTGCAGTAGAACCAACTCCGACTGTTTGAGTAATTAATGAATTAGTTGTATACGTAATGTTTGATAGTGCTGTACTACCAGCAGATTTTAATTTCAATGCACTCAAATTAGTTGCAGTCGTATTATTTAGAAGGTCAGTTCCACTAAATTGGAGAGGATTTTTAACTATTCCAACACGAGAAAAGTCATTACCAATAACATAATCAGGAGCATCATCGACATTATTATCATACTTAGAGTATACCATTACTCTAAATCCACCCAATTCACGATATATGTCAGCACCGTGACCCCCTTTTGGTGGGATTACTACTTCGAAATCAACGCCACTTCCTGCATTAAGACTTTTTCCTCCAAATGTTCCTGTTTCAAATCTAACAGAAGCATAAGTGAATCCACTTCCCCCAACAACACTTTCTACGCTTTCTACTGCTCCACCAGCCACCTTTATTGTTATTGATCCACCACTTCCGTCTCCAACAATTGGTATATTTGCAATTGTTCCGTTAAGGACTCCATCTACTTGAACTCCAGAACCAGAATTTTTAACAACTACAGTTTCAATTTTACCATCAACTGCAGCATTTTTTACAGATAAAGTTGCAGCATTCCCCCATTTCTGTGGAAGTGGTATAAATTTTGTAGTTACAAACTTAACTATATCTGAAGGTGTAATGCTGTAAAGATATTTCCACAAATAACCATCAGACCCATTACCAGCTATTTGAGGTGAGTTATTGGTATGTGTGGGTTCAAATAAAGATTTTTGTCCACTAGAGTTAGTTGAGTTTGTTCCATTGTTAATACAAAGGTATACCTTAAATTCAGAGGTAACAACGTAATAACTTGATCCATAAAGAGTTGTTGATGAACTATTTGGAGTTAAATTTTTATCAGTATAACTATTTTTAGCAGAATAGTTATTTCTATACATTTCATATACATTTCCTGATTGCCAATCTACTCTTGGAACAACTCTTCTAACATCATTTGAAGTTATTTTTTTTAAAAATAGCATACTATCATAATAAAAACTTTCTTGAGAGAAAGAATCTACTGGAGATGGAGTGTCTGCACCCCAATTAGGATCTCCGTAGTTTTTGATGTTTATATTCTGTGGATTTGGGTGTGCCAAAAACGTATAATAATTGTTATTTCCAGACGTACCAATACCTACAAAACTATCTACAAAAGTTTCTGCGTTTAATATTCGATATTGATCAGTGATTATTGCGGGCATTGATACTTACATTTTTGATTATTTATACCTGTTATGTATAAGAAGTTTTCATAGGTAGCGTTCTTATAATTTGAGTTGAAGTTTCTATCCCTAATAAACCATTCTGATTATGGAAAGTAAATGGTTTTGAATTAGCACTTCTAGAAACGTTAATTGAACCCCAACTATAATTTCCAGATTTATAATAAGTGGATAAACCTGCAGTGCTTATACCTGAAATCGAATTTACATTTGCAAAAATCCTTGTCATTGATGATCCAACGGATATAGAATGTGCAACATAATATATATTATCTAAGAAACTATTTCCAATACTGACAGTTTCTGGGCCAGAAGATGTTGTTTTAATTCCAGTAACACCAGATCCTATAAAGGTATTTTTAATTACAAAATAATCACCAGTAGTAATTCCTGATTTTGAAATTTGATTTGAACCAGGACTTGGTGAATATATTAATGGATCTGGTTTGATTTCAAAAAATATTGCAGGCCCAGTTGTATTAATTCCAGTTGCACTAAGTCCAATTCCACATACGATCCCATAATCTCCATTGTAACTAACCTCTTCAATTTTTTCTACCACAGATGTTGTTCCTAAACCAACTATGTTTATATCATTTTGAGTCTGTCCTAAATTATCAACCTGTTGGAACAACCAAGTATCTTTAACATAAATTTTAGTATCAGTTGGAGTTATTGATTTTATAATACCTGTTGTTGGTAATATTTTTGGTTCTAGATAATTTCTCTCCTTGGACATACTTTGACCATCAATAATTACGTCTTCAGTTTGTTTTCTCCACATTGTTGGGCGAGAGAAAGTACCATCAGTTGATATACCAACTCCAGCATATGTTGTAGTTTCTACAGTATCTGCAGCAATTAATTCATACACAACTCTATTATCCTGTTCTGATTCCTTATCTGTAACAGTTCTAGATTCAGTCCTAACCTTTGAATCCTCTTTAATTGTAACTCTGACAGTTAAACCAATTCCGACATTACTTTTTGCTAATTTTAGTCCAGCTGTGTATAAAGTTCCAGTTGGTTGTAAACCAGCATATTCCGTTGTTCTTTCTATGATAGTTACACCTGCAACTTCTCCGAGATTATTATTATTTTCATCAACTTTAGATGATAATGCATTAATTCTTAATTTAAGCATATCTACATTTGGATTTCTCTTTCCTGTTGGGTTTTCTAGAGTTACTCCTGCAGGATCATCTCCTGATTCATCGGATCCACCCAAAAGTTCCACTTCTTGACCTATACTATACCCAACTCCACTGTTTACTATAGTGACAGTATCAACTAAATTATGAGGTGTTGTTGTCACAATACCAGAGTTAACAATCTCTTCACTAAAGTATTGTAATTTTAATTCATCACCTGGTTTTATTGTTTCATCAACATCTTCAACAACAAAATCATTACTGGATCCAGTATAGAAGTACATTTTAAACTTACTACCTACTTTTGGAGCCTCCCTAAATGTCATTCGTGTTCCTTTTTCAAATTCATAATCTTGGCCTGGTTTTTGAAGAATATCATTGATAAAAATTAAGAAATTATTTTGAAGTGTAATTCCTGAACCTTCTCTTGCCACTATACTATAGTATTCTTTATCAGTTATAGTTCTAGTAATTAAGAATGACCTTCTAAATCCATTAAATTGTGAACTAAAATCATCAAGCTCTAATAATTGACCAAAACACCATCCTGCAAATTTATCTTGAAATCTATTTTTTACAGTAATATTAAAAGCACTTGTTCCTATTCCAACTTGGAAAGGAAGAGTTGTTAATTGTAAGTTATCTCCAATTTCATAACCTTTACCACGATCTGACATATCAAAGGATATGATACTTCCACCAGTTCCAACCACAACATCCATTTTTGCTCCACTTCCATTACCACCAGATAGAGGTATATTTTTATAAGGACTTGGAGGTTCTGTTGTAACAAAATCAAAACTTGTTGCTATACCTGTATTTGTATAACCAGTTCCTGGATTTGTAATGGTTATTGCAGTGACAACTCCTGCTGTTACTGAGGCAGTTAAAATTGCATCTACACCTCCACCAACTCCAACATCAAGAGTTATTGTATTTGCAGTAAATTCTATTATTTGTAATGTTTGACCTGAAGCCGGATCAGTTGCTCTTGGGTATGGGTGATCAGATACAAAATTATCTCTAGAACATCTGAATATTAATGAATTATTATCAAGAGTAACTGTATTTGCAGAAGTTAATCCATGATTGGCAATTGTTAATGTCAATAAACCAGTTTCAGAAATATAAGTTGCACCTGTTGGAGTTAACTGTGATCCACCTGTTACATTTACAGAATTGGCAGCAGAAGATATGAAAATATGTGTAAAATGTCTATCAGTTGCTGCAATGGAAACTAATGGGGGTGATAAGTATCCAGCACCTCCACTTTCTATACCAACAGATTGAATTGTTCCACCTGCTGATACAACTGCAGTGAATATTGCCTTTCTTGGGACTTGATATGCACTTCCAATACCAACATCAAATTCATTTATAATTCCACCTTTAGGTAAATCTTTATTTGCAGCAGTTCCAGTAAAATCAATTGTTTGTCCAGTTCCAACAAGTCTGTAATCTGATTTATTAATGTCTCCTACATCTCCATAGAAAGGTTTTTGGAATATATTATTGATTAAAAATGCACCAAAACTTTCATTGATACCTGATATGTCATTTCCTTTTGATGTCAAATTGAATTGATCTGTGGATCCATCAAATCTATCTGATATATCGTCAATAATAGCATTAGTATTATAACTTAATCTATAATACGCTCTACCAGAAAATGTAGAAAAAGTAACAATACCAGAATTAGCAGTTGGGCCATATGGTGCTTCAGAAAAATATATTCTTCCTTCTTTTATTCGATAATCACCTTTAATTACAGTTACTGCTGCACCAACAGTGTGTGCTGCAGCTACTGTTCCCATTTCTCCTCTTACTACATTTAATGAGTTTGTAGACCCAACACCAACTAAATTAACCTTAACTATTTCATCCTCTATTTTAAGTAATGATTTTCCTGAAATTTCTGAAGCATCATTCAAAAATACTATATCTGTAGATAATCCAACTGCTGTTGATAACCCTACAGAAACAACTGTAGAGAATCCAACGGGACTTTGGATCATATTGTCTATACTGATTAGACCCCTAATTGTAGCGTCATCTGGAGGGACTGAGATAGTATTTGTATTACCAATACCAATTACATTAGTAAATGAAACTGCAATTCCAGCAGAAGCAAAACTAGCAGCAATTGCTACTTGAATAGTATCAGAGTCTACTTTGATTGCAAAAATTTCTGATGGTAATAAAGTTGTTGCAGCAACACCTGTATTTGTATCTGATGTAGTTCCAATCCCAATTGATGATTGACCAGTATGAGGTTTGTATATTAATCTTTCACCAGTATTAAAATTGTGTTCGGATATTGTTAGTTGATGATTTGTAGTGTTTATTCCAGATGGATTAAATTCTCTATGAAATAGTCTATTACCTCCAGTGAATACATTAAAGTTAGTGGTTCCAATAACTCCACCACCAGTAGAAGTAACAATTCCCGTAAATTGAGAACTTATATCATCAATTAAAAGAACTTTATTTGATACTGATTCATTATAATCGGTTAAAATTTTAGATCTAAATATGACTAATTTTGATAAATTTTCATCATTAGTGTCTTCCCCAACCATGTCATAATAAAATCTTTCATGAACTGAAACTTCCTCATTAATATCAACATCAAAATCTATCTCTCCTTCTGCAGTTGGTCTTAAATTTTTCTTTCCCTCAGTTGCATTAGCAGTTGTACCAATACCTAAATTACAGAAATTTTTAAATCCAGCAACATGATCTAAACTGTTAACTGAGTCTTTCCAAGTATCATAAGGAACATCACCTTTAATTGAATATGAAAATCTTTGATAATAATCATTATCATGTATATTTTGTATATCTAAATTTAATTTTCCAGTATCATCTTTCCATCCATTAAAATTGACAGCTGTACTGTCTACGTTCAAATCAAAATCAAATTTGAATTGTTTGGTTACTGTTCCTTTGTTATTACTTACTGTTCCTGTAATCTTATCACCTACAATAAAATCTTCATTAGGGTTAAATACCTTCAATGATTCCGATACTTGATTCCAACCATTTTTGGATACAGTTGCAAAAACATCCTTTCCATCAACTTTAACTACTTCTTCATCAATAAACGATGTTCTTTTGAATACTGGTGTAAATACTGCTAAATCATCTTTCTTTATAACTCTACCAAAATTATTATCTATTTGATATAATCCTCCAGTAGTTCCAAGTCCAACTAATGAATAACTGACTGATTCTTGTCCACCAGTTGTAACAATACCAGTTACTCTAAAATATCTGTAATCATAATCACTTGAATTATATCCTTCAGCATCATCTGTTATTTTAATATTCTCAACAAATATTTCATCATTTATCGCAAATGGAAATTGTCCAGAATTATTATAAAAACCACTATCAGATCCAGAATCTGGAATTGGTGCTCTTAAACCTAGTGTAACTGTTTTATTACTATCAGTTGTAGCTGAATTTACAACAATTCCATTTGAATTTGTAGTTGGTATGATTCTAAGATCTTCTGATAATCCTCTCTCATTTGTTAAAATTTTAATATCACTAACTGATGATCCTATTAAAAATGTTTGAGCAATTATAGAGGTTTTACCTATAGCCAATACATTTGGTGGACTTATGTAATTTATCCCTCCTGAAGTTATTCCTATGCTTTCAAGAGTTAGAGTATCTTTTAATTCCAAAATTACATTACTATCTGCTTTTGGTTTTAAAGTTTTATCAGGTGAAAATTCTAAACCTTGATTAGAAACTTTAGTATCATTAACAGTTCCAATATCATCTGTCTCTACAGATAAAACTGCATTTACTCCAGCAGTAGTTCCAATAGAGGTTATAATTGGTAGTTTATCAACATTAATACCATCACTTAATACTTTTACAAAATATATACCTCCAATCTCTCCTGTTGAACTCGTTGAATAAAATGCAGATGAAAATCCTGAAGTTGTGTAGGAGTTTGTTTCTGAAACAGTTCTTGGGTTAAAATTAAAAGTTGTACTACCAATTCCAGTAACTCTATGTTCAGTATTAAATAGAGAATCCTTTACTTCTATTTTAGAATAATCAGGAACTCTTTCATCAACTGGTAAAAATAAAGTTTTACTGTAATTTGTGTTTCTACCTTGAATTTTATAGAAAAATTCAGTCGATAAAGAACTTCCAACTGATATTAAAATATTACCACTTGTTTTGGTTATTAAATCAGTATTATATTTTGATTTAAAGTTTTTATCATTATAAAAATCTATTTCAAAATCAGTTAAACTTGAATCAGATGTTACAAAATTAATTGTGTTATTTTTGTATAAAGTTAATTTTGGATTTATTTTTGATATTTCATGATCTTGTCCTCCAGTTGATGCGATGCTTACATAATTAATTGGGAATGTTGATAAATCATAAGAATTTTCTGATAATCTAATAGTGTTTATTGAATCTTTAATGACATAGTAAACTCCATCATTAACTAATGGAGAAGCTGGGGTTGATGAATTATAGACTATTAGATCACCTGTTTGAAAATCATGGTTACTGATTGTAATTTTAGAATTTGTTGTGCCTATTCCAATTGCTGAATCTATAAAAGATAAAGGATTCACAACTAATTTTCCAATAGTTGAATTATACTTAAAATTAAAAGTTTGAGTTTTATCTGAAGTAATATGAAGTTTGAATTTATCATTTACTGATAATCCATGTTGTTGTCCTGAAATTGAGACAACAGGAACAGTTACCGTTCCATCTACTCTTCTTGCAAAACCAGAGACATTCTCATTAATCTTTTCAATTTTATTATCATCACCAACACTAGAATTAATTGATGTAAAAAATATTTGATTAGTTTTAAATGATACTTTTTCAGTAGATAAACCAATAAAATCATCACTTATCTTAGAACAATAAAATGTACCAATTCCAGCTAAATCAAATGCGTTTGATAAATTGAGATTTTTTGTTCCTGTAATAGTTGATCCAATAGAAATTAATTTTACTTCATCACCATTCTTAAAATTATGATTTGGTAAGTATATTGCTTTTGCTGGAATTGACTTATTAATTGGAAGACTACCAGCAAATCCAACAACCACTTTAGTAGTTGTAGTTCCGATACCAACTGATTTAGTTGCTTCAAAATAACTGACTGCTACTGGTTCTACATTTTTATTTTTTATTTTTTTGGGTATAGAATATGTAAATTCTGTTTGTAATTTCGTTGCTATCGATCCTGCACTGTGAGTTGATGAGGATGAAGAATCATATCCCCTCCTAATTCGATATCTATTATTAACATCGTCATGTCCAAGTATAAGAAATTTTTCTGTTCCTATTTGAACTACATCATCCACTTTGAATTTTCTAGAAATAGTAGAATCTGAAAAGGTTGTAAATGTTGTGATTCCAGTTGTTGCAGTGTTTGCAATATTTGTGGATAATCCAGAACTTACTGTTGTTACCCCGACAGTTTTTATACCCTCGATATTTTTATAACTTGTTGAAGTTATTCCTGATATTTCAACTATATCTCCATCAAAAAAACCATGAGGTAGTGTTGATATTCCTGTAACCTTTCCATCACCCACAGTAAATGTAAGATTGTTTACTATTGTATTTGTAGTTTCAACCGAGACAATTGTTTTTCCAACAACTTGATCCACTTTAGCTAAAATAGTAGGATCATTGAAGTTTAATTTATCATTTACCTTATAGTTTGATCCAAATTGATCTACTTTAACACCAGTTATTGTAGATGATTTAATTGAACTAACTTTTAATTCTGCATTTGAATCTAAAGAGTCTTGTAATAATGGATATCTCCTAAAATCATCGTTTAATCCTAAATGAGTAACATTTCGTTTATAATCACCACTGTTTATAACTTCATCTATTTGTTTACTATCTGCTAAGTAATTAAACTGATCTGTAGCATCACGATGTGAAAATGTGATATATGGGAATGATGGATTTTTAGTAGTATTATCTATTGTTGAAAAGTAAGCATAAGTTCCTTCAGGAAAATCAGAATTAATTACAAATTTTCCATTATTTTCATCCAAATCTCCACTTTGATTATAAATATAATCTTCAATAAAGAATCCACTTTGATAGTTAGACGGTCTTAATTGAGTATCTGATACTGGATTAAGAACATAACTTGATTTCATAAAAGTAAATCCAATTCCTGTTCTTTCTCCAACTGGGCCGTATATTGGATTACCATCATAAGACCAACCAACAATCTTTGAATGATTATCAGTCAACTCTGTTAAAGATAAGTCAATATTGTCTCTAAGTAGACGACGATATTTTTTAACTGGATAAAATGAGCAAATTTTGTTATTTTTTGATAATTCTCCATTTATTTGTAAAAGTTGAGAGTTATTTTCAGTTAAACTATAATTATATCTTTCTACCCCATTTATCTGCCACTCATGTAGTTGAGAGTTTATAATTGCACCAGATCCAGTAGGTATTACATCTATTAAGGTTTCATTTAAACTATAACCAGATCCACTTTCAACTACAATAACATCAGTAATTTTCCCATCTGTAATTACAGATTTTAATTCAGCAAATTGTCCACTTGTTCCAGAAGTACCACCAACTCCAATAACTTCAAGATTTGGTGGTGTTGTATAATTAGTTCCACCATTTACAATATCAACATCTGTTATTTTTCCATCAAGAATAATTGGACGTAAAACTGCATCTCCATCTCCAGTTAGTAGTTTTATTTCTGGTTGACGTATATAATTAATGATATCTGTTACACCATATCCAACTCCACCATCTTCAACATAAATGCTTTTTAATCCACCTTTAACTACAGGTGTAGCAGTTGCTTTAAAATAATCGGGAATTATAGTTGTCTGTCCAACAGATACTGTTCCGTTAATATTAACTTCAATATCTGGATATTTAAATGCATGCGTACCAACACCGACACTGTTTAAATTTACATATATTTTTCGATTATAATTTGTATTTGATATTGTAGTTGCTGTGCCAGCATCACTCAACTTAAATTTATCATCATCAATAATTGTTATTTTATATGATTTAGTTGTTGATAATCCAGAAATGACTGTGCCATCAGAAATATATTCTACAATATCACCATTTTTTAAGTTGTGATTTTTAGCATAAATGTAATTATTTTCTGTGTTAACTCCACTGTAAATTTCAATGGGACTATTTACTGGATAATTATTGCTTCTAACTGAAATTTGATGCTTATCATATCCAGATCCAGAATTATTAACAATTATTCTATCAAGAATTCTTCTTACTTTTTTAGATCTAAATGTATGAGTTTGATTCCCATCATTAGTAAATTCTATCAAATTTGCCTTACTTATTGCTTTTTGTTCACTTACTGCCAATCGGAAAGAATTTTCATCAATTTTTGCAATAAAGTAGGATGTTTCAGATCTTAATCTATCTGTAGATCCAATTCCAGCATTAGTAACTCCAACTCCAATTGGAGTTCCAGAAGCTATATAAGTTACTTCTTCACCATCAAAAAATCTATGTTCACCATTAATTTCTGTGTTTTCAATTTTATTATCTCCTACCTTTATATCACCTTCATTAAATATTTTTTGATGAGTAAATCCCCTCATTTTTGCTTCACAGATTGCACCAGATCCATTTCCTCCAACTATTTTTACAGAAGGAGTATCCAAATAATTAAATCCAGATTTATCTAAAACTATTTCCGATATGGATCCAGTAAAATTTGAATTTACTATACAACCACTTCCACTGGTGTCTGTTACTGTTAGTGATGGTGATTGAATAACGTTAAAATCATTTCCAGAATCTAACACTTCAATTTTATCAATCTGACCATAAAAAACTGAATCTTTAGAAATTGGAGAGTGATACTCAACACCATTTAAAGATACTCCAATTTGTCCACTAATATTAGTATTCTCAGTTTTTATTTTAGGTGTTTTGTATATTCTTTTAAAATGATTCTGATTAGTTAACTTTTCTCCTCTATACAAATCAGCAGGAATTATTGAGTGTAAATCTGATCCTGTCCCTAAAAACTCTTCAAATAAGTTCTCATATAAATTAGAATTGTTTAATGATAATCTTAAACTATCTTTGTCTACAACATTTACATAGTAATAACCACTAGATCCTTTAGATGCAACAGTAGATAGACCAACATAAACTTTTTCTCCATTTAAAAAATTATGATCATTTATAGTAATTACTCCATTTGCATCGATACTTCCAAATGTAAAAGATTTTGACCTATTACTTGTTTGAGTGTCAAAAGATGGATATCCAGAGAAAGCAACATAAGCATTTTTCTCAGAATCTACAAATGAATTTTGTATATTTGATAAAAGTGAAGTGATTCCAAAATTTGAAGAGGCATAGTTTAATTTTTTCTTAATTATATAATCTCCAAATATGATATCTGAAATAACTGTGGTATTAATAGAGAATTCTTTAGGTGATCCAATATTATTAACTTCTATATCCTCTTTAATTATTGCTCCAGTATCTTTGTATATAACATCAACTTTATCACCAATCTTTAAAAAATGTTCTGTTAAAGTGGAAAAGTTTACGCTGGTAGCTGAGTGTTGTTGAACATCAATATATGATATGTTATTATAGAACCAAGTATTGAATCTTAAATCGTTAACATCATATTTTTCCCCCAAGTGTTTTACTTTTATTGAGTCGTCAAAGTCAAAATATTTTGTAACATCAATATTATCAGCAGATTTAGTGATCGACCCAACCACTCTCATTTGACAAATTTTACTTAAATCGTTATTTTCATATCCATATACAAAATTTAAATCTATTATGGGATCAGATTCAGTTAAAGTTGTAG